TATTCAGTTTTGATTGAACCTCTGCGTGAATTTCTTCTGCAGACTTCTTGACTGCGGGCTCAGGTTCTGCTTCTGTGACTTTGAGTTCAATGTCAACAGGGGCTTTTGGGTCAATGACCTCAGAGGTAACCTCGGAAGTTATCTCAGCGGTAACCTCTGTTGTTTCGACAATCTCTTCAACAGGGGTGGTGGGTTTTGCGGGAGTTCTGCGTGTGCGTGTCATTTTAGTGTAGTTAGTGGAAATTAAGTTGCAGGGAGTTAGGTATAAAAAGTCACCTACGCCTGCTCAAGATGTTGCGCCAAGCAATTGGAACAATGTGCTTGAGTGAAATGTCGGGGACGCCCATCCAAGGACGAGCTGGCATTTTGCGGGTGCCAAACTGGTTGAACTTACCATAGTCTGTGGACTTCACGATAAATTTATTTCCCCTTGTGTAAATGAAAGCTACATCTTGCATTAGTCCGGAGGCTTTCAAAATAGGTTGTCCGGGGTATCGTGCCTGTTTCCACTTGTCGTAGGCTGGGGAGAGAGCAGCCCAGGGTGTCCCATAAGTGGGATCAATTTGTCGTCTCCAGAAAGGAACGTTATCGTCAAGTAGTATGGGAGCCCATTCTTCTTTCGTTGGCTTCCACCAGTTCAAATTAAGAGGTCGAAGGCCATCACCTTTTACTGAGAATCTCATCGTTTTCTCCCAGACTTCTTCATGGCTTTTTCTTGGTTGGACACATGGCGATCAACTACTTGAATCATGGCTTGTATTTTACTCATTGGTTGAGTCTCAAGCCAGTCTACAGAAGAGTCCCATCTTTGCTTACACAAGTGGTAAGCAATTTCTAACCAGTTTTCAACAGTTAGTATTTTTTCTGTTAAAAGAGCTTCTCCAACCCAATTAAGTACACCCCGAGTTTTACTGGCGCTCACCTCATCAAGTACCTCAGGGTTTAAGAGAAGTCGTTCGGCAAGTTCGAACATTGTTCTTTCAGAAGCACGTAGGATTTGAGCGAAATAAAAGTCTTTTGGTGTTACTTCTCGAAAGTGAAATTTGGGGACGCTGTCATAACCTACAAAGTAGGTGAAATCTTCAACGTCCTCCACTGTTAGTTTGGGTCTTCTTCGTCCGAACCGTTAGCTTTTCCTACCAATTCGCTAAGTTTCTTAAAGTCTTTTACACCAAGGTCTAAGATTTCATCGTAGGAAACTTTATCTTCCCCTACAATTAGACGCTCAATTATGCGCATACCTTTTTCAACGTCACCGGCCTTTGTAAGATCTTTCTCCATGTAGAGAAGGTCACGGCCTGTCATTTCGCGAATGGTAATTTCTCTCCCATCTGCTAAAGTAGTTGAGAATGTCTCAAGGTTTGGAGTGGGTTTAGCTGCTCTGCGAGCAGGTGCTGGAGTTGGCATAGTTTCTTCAGAGTTAATTGATCTCATTGGTTGAGTGAAGTGATCTTGTCTAGTTTTACCCGTTGCTTGAAAATCCAGTCTTCAATCTCTGGGTCCCCCTCTCCAGGGGGAAGAGAGAGGTAAATGTCGTTGGCAATCTTCCAACTTTTCTCTGCGTCAGGTACTGCGTTGATTATGAGCCGGTCGTCGATGTCGTCTAACCAAAAGGTTACAACAAGTTTTCGGTACGAAGGATCTTCAGGTAGTGGAAAAGGCATCAGAGTGATCGAAGCATTTGTCGAGTGGTTTCTTCATCAAAATAAGATGTGTTGTAAGCACACTCTACCGAAGAAGGAATTACCCGATTCTTTTTGTCATAGGGGACAGTGAGAAAGTAAGTATCTTGGAACCCTTGAATAAGGCTCACCCCTACACTTTCGACGCGAGACTTTTTAACTTTTTTCATTGTACTGTTTTTCTGTTGAGAGGGTTGGTGTGGTCAATACCACGAGATTGTTGATAACGAGATAATCCACCAGGGGTGGATATGTACCCAGTCAGAGTACATTGTACTCTCATTCTGTTCAGATTTCTAGCATTCCTAGACTGCACCTCAGGATTACAGAAACCTGTTTTATTTTCTGCATTCCTCCTACCTTGAGTTGTCCCTCCTTTCTTTCCACCTTTTTTACCATCCTCTGTCATTTTCTCTGGTGATCTTCCACACAACCCAGTTTTGTCTCGAGCACAGTTATTCCCCTGAGTCTTACCACCTTTGACTCGACCTTTGTGGGTTAGGTAGTTTTTTACCTTCCCAATTTCTCGTGCTCGTTCCAGAACTTTCTCCCTAAGGTCTTCTGGCAATAGTGGCCATGCTTCATGTCGAAAGTCGAACCTCGGGGCATTGTCAAATAGCAGAAAGTCTATTGCATGATTATAGCAATGACTATAGGGGTCAATCTCAACTGTGTAGGAATCGTCGCCTCCACGACTTCTGGCAATGGGGTGATGTTTGTGCATTAGATCATACCTTTGTGTATAGCATTATAGCGAGTGGTTAGTTTTTGTACTGCACCAATCTCAGATAATTCTCTCATTGAGTACTCCACACCTGGAGGTTCTGACTCACCCTTAGGATTAGAGATAGTTACTGTTTTCTCCTTAGGAGATTTTCGAATGCGGTCGTCAATGGATACCGAAGAGAAGAAAGCACGAGAAAGAGGGAGGTCAGGCATTCCAAGTGCTGAATGGAACAAGGACCAAGTGTACATGTGGGCAATCTGAAATAACACCGCAAATTGTTCTGCATATCGGTCGGGGACCATGAAATGGATTTCATCGTGTATGCTTAACACAAATCTACAAGGTACTTTGTACTCATCTGCTAACCAGTGTACGGCAGTGAGCATGATTGAGAGAATCTCTGCCCCCGAAGATTGTATAGTCCAGTTTACACGAGAGGTCTTAAAGTCATCCCCCACAGCTGCGGGTCTCATAGCTGTACTTATCTTTGTGCCGAGACAAGGTAGTTGAGGTATTCGAGAACGCATTGATATTTCTTCCATAAAGTTGAAACAACCTGAGTCAGAACCACCCGAATACAAACCATTGTAACTCTTTCCTTTCTTCCCCTCAAGGATCTTAAAGGCAAAGTTCTTCACCTCTGCTGGGGACTTTTCGGGATACTTCCTACGAATGTAAGTTTGCACTGCACGAACGCCAGCTCCATACAACACAGCGAACCCGGCGATCTTTGCCGTATCGCGATCTACGCCCGCGATCTTCGCGAGCGCAGAGTGTGGATCCGTGCCCGCTTCTTTACTTCCACTCAGGACGTTGTAACCAAACGGAGAACATCCGATGTGACCTCCTTCCCACTTGTCGGAATAGATGGAAGCAACTTGCATCTCCTGACCGTCAAAGTCAGCACCCACAATCTTCCAACCCTCTGGTGCTTGCACTCGCGACTTTAACTCAGTACCAATACGGTGTGCTTTTGTGGAACACATCGTGACCATCAAACTCTCAACTGTTCTCCGAGTTACAGTACCATGGCAAAGTATCTCGGGGAGAGTTACCAAAGCTTCAGCACCTTCTGGATTGTGAGCGGGGAGAAAGATGCGGTCCATAACCCTTTTCCTTACGGAAGTCCAGTAACTTACTGAATTTGCAATTTCCAGTGCTCTGTGAGCTTCAGGTAGGTCACTACTGAGTCTCCCGACCGTCATGTCTTCGACAAAGTCTTTTGACAAAACTCCACCGACATTGTCATTGTTTCCCTTTGGGTGAGGGATCTTGGTTAGAATGCCCATTTCGTCACGATAACACCAACCATCTTCACGAGAGTAGATCATTGGGCTACCTTCATACTTTAGTTTCAGGAGAAGGTGAGAAAGGTTTGACTTTACGCCAATGTGAGTATCGGGGTCTTTGATGAAGGGACGCAACCAGTTTGGTACTCCTGCGTACTTGCCTTTATCAGACTTCACCTCCCAGTCCAACTGTCTTAACCAGGGATCTCGGTTCCAGTAAGAGTTGCTTCTTTCTGCTTCCACCCACTCATTGTGATACTTCTGCACAAGTTTCTGACAAAGTTCAGTCATCTCGTCGTTGTGCTCTTTAAATGTTTTCTCAACTGTTTTAATCCAATCCTCCCAGTTAGGTACAAGTGGTACAATTGAACCATTCAAGTGGTAGTGTCCACACAGAGCCACGGGGGATGGTGTGGAATCTAAGTACTTTGGCCAGAGTGCCTGGAAAAGTTCCGCTGTGTAGAAAGCGTCTTTAACAGCATAGTCAACTGCTTCAGTCAGCATCTGTCGAATCTGACTTAACTCTGTGGCCTTAACAAATATGTCTCGCACAGCTTTGTCGGCACTTCCAAGCTCAGTTA